ATCACTTATGGCAAGTTTGATCCGAAAAAACTGGTAGCAGTGTGACACCCGATTAACTGGCACAGGGCACTCCACATCACCCTGGATGCCCTATAATACTTTCATACACACAGAGGACTGATGAAACCAACTTACATCTTTCTTGCATTCATTGCCATTCTGATGTATAATGTAGTTCTGATCAAACGTGATCAAGAACTCTTCAAGGCATATGACACTAAATGTGCCGAAATCTCACATTCCCGTTGCCATCTTTCCAAATGAACGATTCCGACATTTCCCAGTTTATTAATTCTTTTGAGGACTTTATGAATCACGCTCAGGTAGAGGAGTTGCACTATCAGGTAAGACAAGCAGCAGAGGATTATGTTCAGATGTTCTATGAACGCAAATCTGCCGAACTTGAGATTACTGTCGATTATTACATTCAGGAGTTTATTTGATGAATGAAAAAACAAAATTGATTCTTGCTCTACAGCAAACTGAGAACATTTATAATCTACTACAGGGTAATCAATTTGCTGGTTTCTTTGCTTCTCATCTATTGCCTATTAAGTATGAAATTGAAAGGCAAATCCATTGCTTGACAAACACAAATAAATAATAATACCTGCGTTGGGTGACACTTTCCAGGTAAGAAAGGAGGCAGAAATGCCTCCTTTATCATATAAATATTATGTCACTCAACAGCAGAGTAGTTATGCCTTCAACAGGTAAAGTTTACTGTGCTCATTGCATTTTTACAGGAAAAAAATACATTGGGCAAACTGTAAAAAATAATCTTAATTTGAGAATCAATGAGCACTTTATGGATTGTAAGAGATACAATCATAAGTTTGCGAATGCTCTTAAGAAATATGGAAAAGAGGGATTTATTTGGGGAATTGTAGAGGAATGTAATTTATCTACTTTAGATGATAGAGAGATACATTGGATTTCCAAATACAAAACTGTAGAAAATGGGTATAATCTTTCTCCTGGAGGTGGTCAACCATCAGAATATTTCTGTAAAGAATATTTGGTAGAAACGCCATCTGGTGAAAGAATAAAAATTCTAAATTTATCAAAGTATTGTAGAAACAATCATCTTAATGTAGGACATCTTCATGAAACTCTTTATGGAAAAAGAATTCAACATAAAGGATATAAACTTATACCAAGAAATGATGAAGAAATTAAAAGATATGAAAATGAAAGAAAAGTAAGAGAAGATACAAGTAGAAAAGGTCTTAAAGGGGAAAGAAACGGGAGAGCGATCCTTAACTGGAATAAAGTTGAACAAATACGTCAAATGCACTCTTCTAAAAAATATAAAAATCAAGAAATATCAAATATATTTGGTATTAAACTTGGAACACTTGAAAAGATAGTATCAAATAAACTATGGACAGTTTAATTTCCGCACACTTGACTTTTGAATAAAAACCTCCTATGATATCAATGTTAAACACAAGAGGTCAATGAAGTACTTGTATTTGGTGGATCATTTTATTCCAGCACCTTTTTCTGATGGTGGACTTTGGAATGTTCTTGCAGAAGATGATAATGAATGTTTTGAGTTGATTGCTGCAGAAGATAATGAACTTAATCTAAACCATTATCCAAAATTAAAAAAGAATATTCTCAAAGCACAAAAGTTCGCACTACAAGATGAGTATGAGTCTGGCATTCTGGAGGCATTTACGACGTGACACAACTTTATCGTATTGAAGAAATGTTTACAAATGGTTGGGCACTGATTGATGAATCGGCATCTAATCTTACAAAAGAAGAATGCGATCAAAAACTTCAATCATATCTTGCCCTAGGGCATAATCCCCAGTTTCTTCGTGCTGTTCCTGATGTTACTGCAGATTGAGTTTCCGCATAAGGCACCCACAAAAGATTATTCTTATGAGTACGAACAGTTCAATACAAGAATCATTCGTATTTGGTTGTGTTGTACTCGTAAGTTTGATTATAATCTTGGTGCTCCTACCAAAACAGTATGGGGTTTCTATTCTCCAAAGAAAAAAGAATACTATGCCCCCGTAAATTCAAAGACAATCGGCACACAAGTCAATATAGGTAATACTACTCCTTATTCGGCAATGATACCGAAGAAAACATCACTGGAAATGTGCTTTGTATGATGATATTTGCCAAGGATCTGTCAGTCAAATATAAAGAACATATGGGAGTCGTAAGATTTATTTCAAGTCAGTATATTACGATCTGTGTTAAAACTTATGATCATAAATCCAGAGATGTTTGTATGCTAGTGTATCCTGACAAGTGGGATAGTATTGAAATTGTAAATGACTATGAAGAACCAGAAAAATAATCTGTGGCGAATCATTGCAAAATCATTAGGTGAAAAGTCCGGTAAGACTGACAAAGAAGCCGACCAAGTGGCAGTTGTTCGTCTTATAATGTTTTTGTCCATTTTTATTACAAACGCATTTATTGTGTATAATGCCCTTCGTACTCACCATTTTCCAAATTATGAAATACAGCGTTGTGTAAATGGAAGTAACCGAACATAATCTCACAGATTGGAACTTAAGTAAAGAAGAAATCCAAAGTCTCATTCACCTCACAAAACTTGAAATCAAACGATGTGAAGGTGATAGTACCACACAAACTTATTATGGTATAATACTGGGAAAACTTATCATTATGAGAAATGACTGAACGCTCTGAAAACTTTATGAAAGCGGTATGGGACTGTAGAAACAATCAGGGTGCCGATACTGAAGAGAAACTGGTTTCCGCAATTCTACAGGTTGCTGCCGAAACCGTAAGATTTTATAACGCCCAGAATGATATGATTGTTCTGGATAAACAAGATTTACTTCAATTAGCACAGGAAATAGTAGAATGAAACTTCTTGATTTTTATAGGAAAGAAGACTTTGGACCAGAGTATACCTTTACTCTATTTAAAGGTAAAAGGCGTTCATTTTTGCAATTCAGTTTTTATTGGAACAACTATCCCGACCTTCCTTATCTTCAAATTGGAATTGGAAACAATCGTTTGATTGATATTATCTTCTGGTGTTGGAGATTTGGTTTTTCGGCAGAAATCTTTGGTATTACTTGGAATAGTTGGGAGAGAGAAGAATGAAAGAATTGCCATCAAAACACGACCTTGATATTTTTTGGGCAGTTGCCACCAGTGGTGCTTTAGAAACTGGCACAAGACCCCATCACGGGTTTGCCGACCTGCTGTATGATTACCTCACAGACAACCTCAAAAACAAATACGGAGTTGAACTCTGCTATGAACCTCAAAGAAAAGAAAGCACTCCTGAAGAAACTTGAAACTGCCTATAATACTTGTTTTGACTGTGGTAAGGAATTTGGAGTTTATAGTGTCGGTTGTAGCAGTGTGTATGAGTCAAAGTGTGATGTATGCGAGCAAATCAAACCCATTACTGAAACTAGAGACTTTGCGTTCTTCATTACTGGTATTCGCAAACTGAAACTTGAGATTGCCCTTGAAAAGAAAACTAAATAACAATACCTGATTTGCTCGCACTTTTCAGGAGGAGGGTGAAAGTCCCTCCTTTGTATTATAAATAGTATTGCGAGCAAATTAGAGTAGAATGAAAGGAGTAATTTACTGCTACCACTGTATTCCTACTGGGAAAAAATACATAGGGCAAACTGTATTTGAAGAAAGGAGAAGGGGTCAGCACAGGCACGATTGTGGTAGAGGTGTAAATAATAAGTTTTATCGTGCCGTAAGAAAATATGGATGGGATAATTTCATTTATGGAATTGTTGATGAATACGATACTTGTATTTTGAACGAACAAGAAATATTTTATGTTGATAAATATAACACTTATCATAATGGATATAATTCAACAATTGGTGGAGAAGGTTGTAGAGGATTTCTTCCATCAGAGGAAACTAAAAAGAAACAAAGTGTAGCAGCAAAAAATAGAACTGATATTAGACCAAATAAAAAATATTTTACAGATGAGGAAAAACGGGAAGCAAAAAGAGAAAGAGATAGAAAATACCAGCAAAAAACAAAAGAAAAAAGAAAAGAATATATGAAAGAATGGAGAAAAAATAATCAAGATAAAATCAAAAAATGGAAGGAAGAAAATAAAGAATATTTGAGAGAATTATGGGCTAAAAATAGAATGAAAAGAAAAGGCAAGTGTGACGGTTGAGAAAGTGTCCCATAAGGGTTTCAAAAATCCCATATCTCCTGTATAATAACACTATATTCAAAAGACCAATGAACCGCAAAGTCACAGTCCGACCAAAAAGTAAAAAAGCAATCAATAGATTAGCAAATAGTATGGAAGGTAATCCTGTCTGTATTGTAGAGCAGGATACTGGTGGTGAGTTGTTCTTGGCATCAGAAAATCGCAAATACTTCTTCTGGGTAAGCACAAGAACTGGCACTAACCGTTTTGGTGATAAAACTGACAAAGATTGGGAGATTATTGAATGAGTTTTTCTAAGACCATTTCTGTGTGTGCTGCTCTTGCAAGTATCTTTGCTGCTGGTGCTACTGGTTGGAAACTTGCAGATTCTCAAAAAGAAGTTCCTTTGACTCCATTAGACCAAAAGGTAATGGAGTTGGAGAAGAAACTTGAAGAAGTACAAGAACCACAAGTTGCTCCCGAACCAGTAAAACTTCCAGCACCTATCGTTCAAACAGCACCACAACCTGTTGTATTACCTCCACTAACACCACCACCCCCTGTTCCTGAAAATGTCACTCCTTGATACTCTCAACTACTTCATACAAGACCAAGAAGGACACCTCCAGTGTTTTGAATGGGACATCAGGGAACAAACCAATCACGAAGTTAATGACCTTGACTGGTATTGTGAACAGTATGATGATGCAAAACAACGAATAGAAGACCTTAAACAAATCAAAATCATTATTGAAAATCAATGAAAACCTACAATCTCACCATCACTGAAAAGCAGGCACGAGCACTTGTAGATGCTACTGATTTGCTTCAAAGAGTTCAACTTGGTCAGTGGAGAGAAATTCAAGATAATCTACCTCTTCAAAAACCCATTGATTATGGGGAATTTCATCAGGATATGAAAATTATTGGAGCAATTCTATCCAAACATATGATTGATGGTATTGATGGTGGTGCTTCATCACTTGGGGTAGGACATCCAGACCTTCCAGAAAGTAATGGTATTCTTTATGACCTTCATCGGGTCATTCGTAGGAAACTTTCTGTGGACCGAGCAGTAGAACAGGGCATTATTGAGAATGAAAATGTTTCCAGAAATGAAATGCCTATCACTGTGGATTTTGATTTACCTATGAAATGGGGAACTGAACCACTTGCTCAAATGGAGAGAGTAAATGAATAAGGACGCATACTACGACTGGATTGATGAAAACGACACATACCCATCTCATTCTCATAAGTGGATAGTGGGACTTTATAACAAATATGAAGGTGTGGAAGCACTTCA